GCAAACAGTCTGTATGGATGCTTGGGCAATCCCGCATTCACATATTCTTCACCTGAACTGGCAACCGCTGTTACCGTAACTGGTCAGGTTATCATCCGTTCTGCAGAGAATGAGATGAACAATTATATCAACAAGGTGATGAAGAGTCCTGAACCAAAGGATTATGTTATTGCCGTAGATACCGACTCGGTGTATCTGAATCTTGATGATATTATTACAAAAGTTTCTAGTAACAGCAAGATTCCAGACATTACATCATTTGTAAATGATATTTGCGAAAAGAACATCCAGCCACAGTTGACCAAGACTATGACTGAACTTTCTTCAAAGTTGAATTGCAGTCAAAACAAGATCTCATTCAAGCGTGAAGCCATCGCTTCGGCTGGGCTGTTTGTAGCCAAGAAGAGATATGCTCTGCTTGTATATGATCTTGAAGGTGTTCGTTTCACCGAACCCAAACTTAAGATCATGGGTCTTGAGACTGCTCGTAGTAGCACTCCTGCAATTGTTCGTAATAAACTAAAAGATTCAATCAAGATCATCCTTACAAAAACTCCTGAGGAGTTGCGACACTTTGTGAATAAATTTTATGATGATTTTATGAAATTACCTTTGGAAGATGTCGCAGCTCCTCGGGGCGTTAAGGGACTGAATAAGTATAAGGATGTTACGGACATTTACAAGTCTGGAACGCCTATTGCAACAAAGGCAGCATTGCTGCATAATGACTACATAAAAAAGATTGGCATCGACAAGGAAGTTGCTGCAATCGGTGAAAACGACAAGATGAAGTTTGTGTTCCTAAAGGTTCCCAATCCCTATGGAAAGGGTGGCAAGGATGGAGTCATTGGATTCATCAATAAGCCACCTGCAAAGTTTAATCTAGAAAAATACATTGATCGTAAGAAACAATTTGAGAAAACATTCGGTGAACCTCTGGACAATATTCTTGAGGCAATCAACTGGACAATAAAAGAACAAGTGACACTTGAATCCTTCTTTGGGTGAGGTATAATATAACATGTCAAAATATCTTAAGAACTTAATTAGCAAGATTGATAATCCAGACGCAACTCTAGTATCAGAGGGAATCGACGGTGCGGATGTAACCGGATTCATTGATACTGGATCATACGCACTTAATGCCCTGCTGTCTGGTTCAATCTTTGGTGGATTACCAAACAATAAGATCTCTTGCTTGGCAGGAGATCCGGCAACAGGAAAGACCTTCTATGCCATTGGCATCGCAGGCCAGTTCCTAAAGGATCACAAGGACGGTGTTGTGATTTATTTTGATACCGAGCAGGCAGTGACATCAGATATGTTCACCGCCCGTGGAGTTGATCCTGAGCGCATTGCAGTCATTCCTGTTGCCACAATCGAAGAGTTTAAGACTCAATCTCTCAAGATTGTCAATGACATTCTTGAGCAACCTGAGGACGAGCGCAAGCCAGTCTTCATGATTCTTGACTCACTTGGAATGTTGTCTACTCGCAAGGAGATGACAGATTCTGCTGAAGGCAAGGATGTCCGAGATATGACAAAGGCCCAGCAGACCAAGGCAACCTTCCGGGTTCTCACATTGAAACTTGGCAAGGCAAAGATTCCCATGCTTTTGACCAACCACACATACCAAGTCATCGGCGCTTATGTACCGACAAAGGAACTGGGTGGCGGTATTGGCTTGAAGTATGCAGCCAGCAACATTCTAACTCTGTCAAAGAGCAAGGATAAGAGTGATGAAGGCGTTGTTGGTAACTTTATTAAGTGCACCAACTACAAGAACCGATTCGTCAAGGAGAACATGCAGGTTGAAACCCGACTGAACTATACTTCGGGACTAAGCAGATATTATGGCCTGACTGATTTGGCCATGAAGTATAATATATTCAAGAAGGTATCGACTCGCGTTGAACTTCCTGATGGAACAAAAGTTTTTGAGAAGAACATTGATGATGAACCTGAAAAATATTTTACAAAAGATATCTTGGAAAAACTTGACAAAGAAATTCAGAAGGACTTTAAGTATGGACAAGGCAGTTGATTTTGACCTATTACCAGATGATACCACGGACTTGACAAATACTTGTCCGATTATCATCAAGAGTGGAAAATTTAAAGACATTGTTTATCGTTATGGAAAGATTTCATTTAAAGAACTAGAAGATGGTTCTCTGAATGTCAATATGGAAGTTGAAATGATTAAGGCTCCCAAAGATTTTAATCAACAAGATCCAGAATTTACTGAGACTGTTGGTAATATCTTTACAAAAATTATAGAAGATCAAGTTACAACACAAGAAAAAGATCTTGAAGCCGATGTTCATGAAGATCCTGTGGACAATACCTGAATAGGTGATATACTAACAACATGGAAACAGTAATTCTAAAGAACCTAGTCCTCAATGAGGACTATGCTCGCAAAGTCGTCCCATTCCTTCAGGAAGAATACTTTCATGATAAGGCCGAGAAGACGGTCTTCAACATTGTCAGTAAGTTTATTCTGAAGTACAACAACATCCCTACAAAGGATGCAGTTCATATTTCTCTGGAGAATGATTCTGCACTTTCTGAAGTTGAATTCAAGAAGTGTGTTTCAATTTCCGATGAGATGTACAAGCAAGGTGAAATGTCAGACACCATTTGGCTTGTGGAGAACACTGAAAAGTTTTGCAAAGAAAAGGCCATCTACAATGGTATCATGGAATCAATCGGTATCATTGAGGGCAAGGATAAAGAGAAGACACAGAATGCCATTCCTGAAATCATGTCAAAGGCGCTTTCTGTTTCATTTGATACTCGTGTCGGCCATGATTTTCTAGAGGATGTAGATGAGCGATATGAATATTACCACAGAGTTGAAGAAAAAGTCCCTTTTGATCTTGAGATGTTCAATCTCATTACTCGCGGCGGTGTTCGTAAAAAGACCCTTAATGTAGTCATGGCAGCTTCAGGCGTAGGTAAGAGTGCTTTCCTATGCCACCATGCGGCTGCGTGCTTGGCACAGAACTTGAATGTTCTTTATATCACGCTTGAGATGGCCGAAGAAGAAATTGCAAAGCGTATTGATGCAAACCTGCTCAATACGGACATGCATGACCTTGAGCGTATGCCTCTGACCCAATATGAGGGCAAGGTTGACACCCTAAGAAAGACTTGCCGTGGCAAACTTATCATCAAGGAATATCCTACCGCCGCCGCAAACGTAACCCACTTCCGTAATCTTATGGAAGAGTTGAAGATTAAAAAGAAGTTTGTTCCCGATGTAATCTTTGTTGATTACTTGAACATCTGCTCCTGCGCTCGCTTCAAGTTGGGCAATGGCATGAACAGTTATACCTATGTCAAAGGCATTGCAGAGGAGTTAAGAGGGCTTGCAAAGCAGTTCAATGTCCCTCTATGGACAGCCACTCAGGTCAACCGTGAAGGTGCAAAGAGCAGCGACATGGAGATGACAGATACCTCTGAAAGTTTTGGTCTACCCCAGACTGCTGATCTGTTTTTTGCTTTGATTGAGACCGATGAACTTGCCGAGGCAGGACAACTCATGGTCAAGCAGTTGAAGAATCGTGGAAACGATACAACTAAGAATAAGAAGTTCTTGGTAGGTGTCAACAAGTCTAAGATGAAGTTCTTTGATGTTGACAATGGAAACAATAACTTGGTAAATTCAAATAATACTGACGAAGAAGGATTTGGTTCCGGCTTTGATGGAGCATCTTTTGATCCACAATTTGGAAAAAAGAAGAACAAAGTTGTCAGTTGGACATTTGAAGAGACTAAGTGATGAGTATATATATCGATAAGAAGTATGTGAATCTTTGTTCCGGTTCCCTTGAGAAGTTCAAGTGGAAGAAGGATAACCTAGCGACTTGCCGATGCTTCAAGTGCGGGGACTCAGTAAGGAACAAGACGAAGACAAGAGGTTACTTCTTCGAACACAAAGGAAGCTATGTTTACAAGTGTCATAATTGCGGATTTGCTTGTGGTGTATATGGTGTTCTTGAAAGTGTCTGCCCAAATCTCTGCAAAGAGTACACATTCGAAAACTTTAGAGAAAAAGAACCAGAGAGACCCGTCGAACAACCAAAACAACAAACTGAAAGTTTGTTTACCGATCTCGGCGTTAGGCTTGACAGGCTAAACCCGGATCATAAGGCAGTAAAATATGTTGAGTCTAGAGAAATTCCGAAAGAAAAATATAGCAACTTTTATTACTGCAGTGATTTTAGTAAAATCCTGCGAACTTTTGGCAAAGAAGGCAGAAAGGAAGATCGATTGGTTATTCCTTTCTATGATGAGACCGGAGAGTTGCTGGGTGTCCAAGGGCGGTCGTTTAATGAGT